GAAAGATTTAAATGAAGATTAGGTTGAATAAATTTATTAAAGAAAATTAGAATTTGATTTTTTAATTTGAGATAATAAAGATCATTTTTTTTGGAGGCAGTATCAAAAACGAGTTTAATAAATTGTTGAACTTTAGAAAGAGGAGATGTGGAAGGTAAAATATCAAAAAGATGAAGAAGAAAATTAAAATAAGAATTAAGAGTGAAATCGGATGAAGATTCAAGGGAATTATTGGATAATTTGTCGATGATTACATCAAAACTGATAGGATAAAGATTAAGACGAATATCGATAGGGAAAGCATTACAAATTTTTTGTTTAGAGCATTTATTGATGATTTTAACAAAAAAGTTTCTAAATTAAAAAATAATTTTTAATTTTGGTTTATAGTTCGGGCAGGAACTTTAAAGGTATTATTGAACGCTTTTAAATGAGTAGGACTGCCCTCCGAAAGTTTAAAGGCGTTTTTTTATTAACAAAAAATTTAAGTTATGGATTTAACAATGTTTATGAAATTTGAAAGCGGATTGAAAGTGAAAGTTGTGCAATATGAAAAAGAACAAAAAGTAGTAATTGATTTTGGAGAGGAAGAATGGTATATGACTATTCAAGAATTTTACCAACTTGTTACAATGTTAGAAAAAATAAAACCAATATTAAAATGAGCGGTTGGATTAAGCTTCATAGAAAAATAACTGAAAATCCGTTGTACTTTTCAGAGCCATTTAATCGCTCAATGGCGTGGATAGATTTGTTATTATTGGCTAATCATTCTGAAAATTATTTCTTTAAAAGAGGTATTCGTGTTGACGTAAACATTGGTCAAATAGGTTATGATTTAGATAGTTTGGCTAAAAGATGGAAGTGGTCAAGGGGTAAAGTTGAACGCTTTATTTTAATGCTGGAAAAAGATAGTCAAGTAGTAAGGCAAAAAACTAATGTAACTACTTTAATATCAATAGTTAACTACAAAGAATATCAAACAGATGATAACACAAATAATAAACCAAATAGTAAACCAAGTAATAAAGCAAACGAAAACAAACAAGAATGTAAAGAATTAAAAGAAGATATATTTAGTGAATTCTGGAAGTTATATGACAAGCAAATTGATAGGAAAAAATGTTATGATAAATTCATGAAATTAAAGGATGAAGAAATAACAGCTATATTTGAAAGATTACCAGACTATATACGAAGCACCCCAGATAAACAATTTCGTAAAAACCCAACGACTTGGATAAATGGAAAATGTTGGAACGATGTAGAATACAGTAAAACTCAATCAATAGTTTATAACCCACCTATAATTCACGAATAAGATGTACAAAAGGTTAAGCGAAATACAGGGTCAATTAAACGATATTAGGCATTTGAAAAATGTGCGAGGAAAATCAGTAGGTTGGACTTTTGATAATTTGCCATACACAGTAAAAGAAGGTTGTACTACGTATATCGGGGCAGCTCCTGCAAGTGGTAAAACCGAAATATGGTTTGAATTTCTAATAAATTTAAGTTGTTTGCATGGCTGGAAGCACGTAATATTTTCACCTGAAACAGGAAGCGCAGCTGAAGTTTATGCAGAATTATGTTACAAGTATATTGGTAAGCCATACACTATAGGAGAAAATTCAATGAGCCAAGGTGAACAGGTAAGTGCTGAAATGTTTATTAATGAGCATTTTATTGTGGTTGATCCAGTTGACGAGGATTTAACACTTGAAAAGTTTTACTTATTAGTTGACCAAATAGAACGAACGGAAGCCGTAACAATAAATACCACAACAATAGACCCTTGGAATGAATTAACTGAGGAATACACTAAAGACGATTTGGGAAGAGAGGACAAGTATTTGAGTAGAATATTAGGATTAGCCCGTAAGAACGCACGAAAAACAAAGCGACATAACTGTATAATAAACCACGTTCGCGACCAAGCTCCAATAACACAAAACGGGCATACTTTTTACCCTATGCCAACTGCTCGGGATTTTGCAGGCGGTCAAGTATGGTTTAGAAAAGGTTTAACAGTTTTAATTCCGTGGCGTCCACCAGTAGGCTTAACAGACACTGATGGTAATATTTACGAAGAGAATGAAGTTCATTTGAAAGTGGCTAAAAGTAAACCAAAAGGCGTATCTAAAAACGGAACATATAAGCTATATTTAGATGTGCAAAAATATCAATACTATATGAAGGATTTTGCTGGTAATCGAATTTATGCAATGCGTTCAATAGATGAACAAAAAAGCAATAGTTTTCCTGCTCAGAACCCTCAAAAAGTAATTAACTTAGATATTGTAAACGGTAAGGAAATAATGAGTACTTCCGAAAAATTAAAAATGCAAAACAAAGACCCTTTTTAATATGAATAATTTGAACCTCACAAAAGTACGCATTGACGTTTTGAACGTAGCGTTAAAAATAAAAATTGCCTTAGATGAAATTAAGGAAAAGCAACCAGGTCGAAAGGAATATATTGACCCAATGACTGAAAGCGTAGAGCAGTTACATAATGCTTACGAGGCTATAAAAACACTGCAGGAAGATTTACATTTAGCCAAAAAAAGAAACTACGACCTCGAAAGATTGAACCTTGAATTAGGGGTTGAAGTAAGGGAACTTAAAAACAACTTAGAACTAACAAATAAAATGAATGAATTATGAATTTACTTGAATTACATGCCGGAAGTAGGTCAATAGGTAATGAAGCTGAAAAATTAGGGATAAATGTTTTTAGTGTGGATTGGAAACCATTTGACAAAATAAATTTAGTTATTGATATAGAAAAATTAAAACCAAAAGATATTCCATTTATTCCTGATATTATTTGGACATCACCAGATTGTACAACTTATTCGATTGCAGCAATTAGTCATCACAGAAATGGAATAGAACCGAAAAGCGAATATGCAAAAAAATGTGATCGTGTTAATATAAATCAAATAAATTTAATAATGTATTTTTTAAAATTAAATCCTAATTTAAAATATTTTATTGAAAACCCACGTGGAATGTTACGAAAAATGCCATTTATAAAAGATATAGAACGAACTACAATTTGGTATTGTAAATATGGAGATATTAGAGCAAAACCAACTGATATTTTTACAAATAATTTATATTCTATTTTTAACATAAATGGTTGGAAACCTAAAAAAGAATGTCATAATGGAAATAAAAATTGTCATCACGAAAATGCACCCAGAGGAAGTAAAACCGGAACGCAAGGTAAAAAAGGGAGTTATGAACGCAGTAAAATTCCTAATGAATTAGCAAAAGAAATATTAAATAGTTGCTTTTTATGATAACACTAAAAATAATACTTGCAATTATAAGCATAATACTGAGTGCTTATGTTATTTACTTAGAATATAAAAGAGGGTAATGAGGTGTAAAAACTGCAGACAATTATTTGAGCCGGTTCGGTTTAATCAAAAATATTGCTTTGAGCCAGAATGCGTAAAAGTTTGGGTAACTTTTGAAAAGGAAAAGCAATGGAAAAAAAAGAAGGCCACATTGAAAGTTGAGTTAATGACCAAAAAAAATTACGAAAAGATCCTGCAACAGTTAGTAAATAAATACGTCCGAATGAGGGACCAAGGACAACCGTGTATTTCGTGCCAGAAACCAATAAAAGGAAAATGCGATGCAGGCCACCTATACGCGGTTGGTAATTACCCTTCTGTACGATTTAACCTAAAAAATATAAATGCTCAGTGCATAAATTGCAATCAATATAACGGTGGAGCTATAAATGATTATAGATTAAATTTCGTTCTAAAATACAGCCAACAGGAATTAGAAGAGCTGGATCAATTAGCGCACCAACAAAGGCAATTTACCGTCCAGGAAATAAAGGACCTAATAACCGAGTTTAAAGAAAAAACAAAAAATATTTCGTGAATTGTTTTGTATATTAAAAAATATATATATCTTTGTTGAAACATTAAAACAAAGAACAATGAGAAAAATAAAAGAATATCAATTAAAAAAAGTTAGTACGGATTTCAGTAAGGTACAAATAAAGAGTTCGCAAATGGCGTCGGAATACATACGTCAATTTTATTCAGACGATTTAGGTATTTATGAAAGCTGTTTTTTATTACTTCTTAATAGAGCGAACCAAACGATTGGTTATGCTAAAATATCCCAGGGCGGAATAGTTGGAACGGTAATAGATCCTAAATTAGTTTTCAAGTATGTAATTGAAAGTTTAGCAACTGCGTTTATACTTTGCCACAATCACCCGAGCGGACAATTAATACCGAGTGAAGACGATAAACGAATAACGACAAAAATCCAAGATGCATCAAAATTATTGGACG